TTCCTGACGCTGCTTTTCTTCTAATTCAGCCTTTCTAAGTGCTTCTTCGTAACGTTTCTGCTCAACCAATACGCTGGCAGGAAAAGAGTCTATACTTGGGTCGAAGGTATCTTTATTTTCCTCGACATATTTTTCCATAGGCGATTTTTCAGCCGTAACAGTCCTTTCGGTAACTGTAGGAGCAGCTTCAATTCGCTTTCGGAGTTCGTCTCTTTCCCTTTCAGCCCTCTGCGCTCTTTCCCGTAATTTGATATGTTCTTCAACGGGAACGTAACGGCCAGATTGACGCTGCCGTTCTTCGGCCTGTTCGATTTCTTCGGTCTTAGGCAGCAAATTTCCAATCACGCTTTCCTTTTTCGTTTCCGTTTCAGTTTCGAATTCTTCCGTGGATTTCAAGGCCGACTCAATATCTTCTTCAGAAACTTCGTCAGATTTTTCTTCGGTTGACTGCTCTGTTTCTGTCTGTTCAGATTTTTTTTCAGTGGCCTTTTCATCCGAAACCTGAACCATTACTTCTCTATCAGGCTGTTCGGGAGAATCCGTTACCAACTCATCTTCCGGGATTTTGGCGTCTTTTACACCTTCATCGTAAAACTGACCTACATCGAAACCATGTTTTTCACTTGCCATAGAACTATCCTTTCTTTTTCCCGCCCCGGATTTACGTTTGGGCGTAAATTAGTCCGCTGAATACCGTCAGCGTTTCGGGCCGCTTTAACCGCGCGACTTTACGTAAACTTTCCGCCGATTACCGTCGGCGTGGCGTAGATAAATAAAAAAGCCCACATACCTGATTGCTCAGATAATGTGGGCTCACTTTTTAGTGTTGTCCTTTTATTCAGTTGTGTTAATTTCTTTTATTTAACTGCTATGTTTCATCCTTATTGATTAGCTCTCAAATCTCGAATTATATCCCTTAAAACAAAGTAAGCCGTTACAGGGCCTGCCATTGTTAATGCAATAAAATGGATAAGAATAAATTGAATGGGAAAGCCCCAAAACATTTGCGCAAAAACATAGCTTGCAACCCCAATGAGTAACCATAATGATATTAAACAAATAATCATTTGCATTTCATATTTTGTTTACTGCGGCCTTTGTGTTATCCAGCCTTCTTTTCAGTTCGGCTCTAACGTCTTTGAGTAATTTTTTGTCCTTCTTGATTTTCTCGGCTTCAATAAGAGTATTGACAGCCGATTCAACCTTCCATTTGTATTCTTCTGATGATGATACTTCCTTTGCCATTATTTTATTCCTTCATGTATGTTGGCGTTAACATATTTGCCGCCCTGAACGTTAAATTCTATTCTGCCGTATAATTTCGGCAATTTGCTCGCTAAATCTTGACCTACTTTGTTCAAGTATTCGTTTCGCCAGGCAACGTACTCTTCGTGTCCTATGCCTGAAATCTCAAGTTCTTCACCTGCATAAGTTCTTACTTTCATTTTAAGCGGAAATCTTGTAATCCTTCATTGCCTGTTTATAACCCATTTGTTTTGCCTGATTTGCGACTTTGAATATATCGAGAATATCTAAATTATGATAATGATGGCATATAACATTCGGGTCAACCCACAAATCGAATCCTGCCTCTCTGACCTTATCGCAGAAGTAAAAATCTTCGCTGAGTTCGACATGAGTATAATCTTCATTATAAGTTGTTATCTGATAAGGCGGTTTGATTTTTTCAAGAACATCCCGCCTTACAAGAATTCCAGTTCCGCCAACTCTGTAAGCCTTAAAAAGGCCTGTCGGTTTTTCATCAATTCCTATATGTTCAGGTTTTCCGTCTCTTTCAATAATTGCGTTCCAATGACAGTCTAACATGGTTTTTTCATACTGCATAGCTCCTGGGCATATCATGCTCTTGTTATAAATAAGGCCTTCTTTGAATATTATTATAGGCGTGAGGCCGGCAATAAAAGGCTTGCGGTGGATAAGAAGTCTTAAAATGGCATCTTCCTGCTCTGGTGTAGAATCATCATCAAGGAAAAAAATATGAGAACAATTTTTGTATTTCATTTCATTTAGAAATGAATGGATAGCTCTATTTCTTGCCAATGCCGGGTCTTTAGATTCCAGTTGTAAACTTACGGCTATGCCTGAAAGCTGGTTTTTAATAATGAACAGACTCGTATCCTGACAAGTCTGTCCACCCATCTTATGCGGCCTGACTATGAGAACCGGCGGACTTTTCTTCGTCGGACGAGAACGTCTTAATCTGCGTTGATTACTCATAGTTTTTTAATATCTCCGTGATTTGTTTCAAACCTTGACTTCCGGCACATTGTTTATGTTGATATTTTTGTCTTTGTGTTTTTCATTAAAATATTTTCTATCTTCGGCATAACTGCTCTCTCCTATTCGGTATATTTCATCCTTTTTTTTGCCGGTTTTCAGATAATGCCTGTGGTCGAAGCTTATATCAAAGCACTTAATAATTTCATTTTTAGCCAGAGCCCTTACAAGCAGGTCTGTATCGCAAAAATTATGCTTGAATTTCTCATCGAAGATTTCATTGTATTTTTCATACCATCCTCTTGTTATTATTGGGTGAGTAATTTGCTGATTGAGAAACCCGTCCCGAACCCATAATATTTTGTCCGGATACCTTTTGCAAATGATTTCAATGTTTTCTATTCCGAATCCCGGATATAAATCATCAGCCCCGCATATATAAACATCCCAGTCTTTTATTATTGTTCTTGCGAGAAAGTTATGATTACAGGCATAAGATTTGAAATCACCGATACAAATACTGTCGGCTAAATGAGAAACGAATCTCACTGTCTCTTTATCCCAGGTATAAACAACAATCTTGAAATTGCAGACTTTGCGCCATTTGAGAATGACGTTTGCAAGCCCTTCTTTTCTAAAACCCGATGGTATTGATAATACTATTTTCATTCCGTTAATCCGTTAATCAAAGACAGGACTTTTTCAGGATTATCCAAATCTTTTACATGCCACTGCTTTTTGAAAAGAAAACACATAAAAGCTTGAATTCTACCAATGGCTACTATGTTTTTCTCAGCCCATGCTATTGCATTGTTCATTTGACTATCATAATCAACCTGATAAGTAAGTCCCTTGCCGCCGTAAAAAGATTTGCCCAGTGTGATAACAGGCTTATTGTATGAAAGAGCCTCTACGCCGACTGTTGAATTTATGGTAATTACATATTTGCATTGCGTAATAAAATCGTGCGTTGTGCCGCAATTGTATATCTTGCATCTTGGCGGATATTTCAGTTCTCCTGGGTCGTCTTTCGGATGCTTTTTGAAGATTATCTTTCCCGGCACATATTCGATAACGTAATCAATTAACTCCTGCATCTTCTTTATTCGAGGAGAGTATTTTTTTATTTGAGAATCGTTCTCTACCTGAAAAGGCACGAATACGAAATCTTCTTCTTTAATGCCTGTAAATCTGGCAATATGTTCATGATAATAGGCCAGTTTGGCGTTAGTGAATTCACAATCTTCTTTAGACAGTCCTTCGTATTCCCAATCAGTCAATGTGCTTGCGTAATTAACACCCTTGGGGTCGAAATAGAAAGTGTTCGTCTGAGGAAGCCAACCAAGCTCCATGAAGTATATCGGAGTTCCCTGCTTTCTGCACATCTCGGCGATTTGAATTTCCTTGCCAAGCCCTCCGTTCCACATAAAAACAAGGTCTGTTTCAGGCAGCATCTCATAAAACTGCTCTTCCGTAAGAGTCTTTTGGGCAGGCAGTATTTCATTCTGTTTGGTAAAATAATAACAATCAATCCCTACAGTCTCGAATATTCTGGCTATTTTTTTGTATTTCTGGAAGATGTTGAAAAGATTCCTGACGGGACCGCTGTAATAAAATACGCCTATGAAAATTACTTTCATTTTCTTTCTGCTATAATAAAATTGTCCAGACAATTATTGAAATATACCAGCTTCGCCTCCAACGGCTTGAATCCTATATCGAAGAATGAATCAATCAATTCATCCATTCCGTAGTGCCTGAAATGAAATTTGTTTTCTCCAATAGGACATCTCCTGTGGGGAACCGATACGATTATTAGTGAAGGATTGAATGACTTGAATTTCTCGAAAACCGCCTTCGTATCTTCCACGTGCTCAATGAACTCATAAGCAACTATAACGTCAACATCAAAAGAGTTCATAGAGAGAAAATCAACACAACAATAGTCTATGTTCTTTGCAAACCATCTTTGTCTTGCATATTCTATGGCCTCAGCACTGTCATCTATGGCAGTAATATGTTTTGCAGTCCTGGACATGATTACCGAGCCATAGCCAACGCCGCAGCCAACGTCAAGAACAGTCTTTGCGCTCACGTAAGGCACAGCCTTTTGATAACGCCATCTGTGCCAATATTCTATGCCTGGCAGAATGTCATATACCTGCCTCTCGCCAGACCGCAATGATTTGTCTCTGTCTTTTCCTTTATTATTCATCCCAAAAGTATCCGTGAAAAATAATAGTAAATAGGTTTGCTTATATGACTTTCTTTTAGAGGATGATTTTTGATATATTCTTTCAGCCTGTTAGAATAACCATTGTCTTCGTGATACATATTCGCAGGGAATTTTATCTGTCTTGCTAGATTGGTTTTTATTGGGCATAAATGCGAAGAAAATCGATAATAAGTATTATCCTTGTGCATATTGCTCGGCAGACTAAATACAGTATCGTATTTCAAAGATAAAACGAAGCGCCTGCGAATATTATTCATAAGTGAAGTAACAATGCCTGTCATTGAGCATATATCAGGCTCGTCTTTTAAGGCATCCAGAATTGTAGAAATATAATCATCTGAAACACAGTCATCGTCATCGACAAATACACAATACTGGCCTTCTGCATTATCCAGTAATTGATTTCTGTGCACCCCCCTTATCATTGGGTCATTATTCTGAATAGTCAAAATCTCGACACAATCAGGTTTCTGGATTTCAAGACTGCGTACAACTTGTTTTAGAAGTTCTCGCCTGTTAAAGTGAGAACATATCAAGATGCTTAGTTTCATTTTTAGTTAGCTTTTCTTCTTTTTATGATGCACGGGTCCGGCGATAGTTCTGCCGCCTCGCGGGCCTTTCTTGCTCATAACATCGATGTGAATATAAGTGCCTTTGTTAGGTTTAATTGTTCTTATCCTCAGGACTCTACCGCGTCCACGTTTTTTTGCTCTTGGCATTTTAACACCTCTCTATTTGAATTTACGAATCTGATCAAGACGTCTTTGGGCAGCCTTGAGAGTATCATAAGTACCCATGTTCCTTCCAGTTCGATGTGAAACAACCCGATATTTTGTTTTACCTTTTACCTTTACTTTTTTTATCATTTTTTCTGTTCCTCTTCCTTGCAGACTGTCTCTTGATTTTCGGAAAAGCTTTCGGAATATTATTTATGTATTCTGTCATTGCTTCATTAACAGCTTTAAGCTAATCTCTGCATTGCAGGACTTGTCTGTGATTGCTGTACCTGCTGAGCTTGCTGTGCTTGTTGTGCCTGAGAAATTCTCACTTTGATATCTTCTTTCTGCGGCAGGTCGAGCAGGTCTATGAATATATCAGGCGGTATCAACTGCCCGTAATTTTTCATAAGGGCATCCAACTGCATAAATTGACTCATGCGCTCGGTAGGCGAAGAAGGAGAAATGACAACTTTGATGCCGTACAATCCTTTGTCTGAACGTAATTCGTTCAAAAGCATTTCTATTGCTTCCGCCCTGATAGCCTGTTCCCAGGTCTCTTTTAGTTGAGGATATGCCTTTGCGTATTCTTGTGAAGCTTGGATTCCCTTTTTCACCTGCTGCATTAGGCGAATCTTGTCCGGTGTACTCATATTAGCAACCATTTCAGGCCTAATAGGCGGCAGAGGCCGAGGCTCAGGCAAATCAGTACCTAAACGAGCAGTAAGTCTGTGCCTTGCTTGGGCAATCAATTTATGGTCTATCATAGACGATTCAGACACTATCATTCTAATCTCATCGTCAGTGTAAAAATCGTTAGCCATCTGAACCTTTAGCAAAGTGTTGCCGAATATTTCGAGCGTGCGGTAAAAGTTATCAATAACGATTGCATTGCTTTTCCGATTTGACAGTGTTTTCAGGTTAATTGCCCTTCCGGATTCGGTCTTGCCCGTTTCATAACCAAGCGTGGCATCGTCGATTCCGGATACCCTTTTGACGTCCTGTTCAAATTGGGAAGCCATAGTAAAATGAGCGGCCGGTAATTGGTTAGGCGTAATCTTTTCAACCCTACCACCGAATTTTTCAAGCGGAATGACTATTCCAGGAACAGAGCCGAAATTCTTCAGTAATTTCATATATTCTTTGTTGTTATCTGTTCCCACGAACCATCCGGAATTAGCGGTTTGATTAAGCAGTCTGATAATCTGAGTACGATGTATGTTCTCCTCCTTGTTGAGGCTTGTAACATCGTCAAGGACGCCGCAAGCATAGCCCATATCCCAGATAGGCGAAAACCGGACTATTGGATAATCACTTACCCCTGGCCCCAGAGGCTCTTCGATATCTTCGAGCAAGTAATTGCCGAGCATAACGGTTTCATGCAGTTTTTTAACCGTATAATTGGTAATCTTAAAGCGTTTTGACTTTCGGCCTTTTCTATGCAGTTTCCAGACTTTCTGTTGGTCGGTTTCGATTGTCATCAAGCCCTGCTGCAAATCGGTTACCACAAGTGCAGGGATAGTCTGTTTCCAGTAAACATGATAGATAAGATAGCGGTATTTTTTCAGCATATCAGAATCAGGAACCTGTGTTTCTTCCGAATCTTCGTTATAGATTTCGCTTTCACTTGTCATATAGGTAACGAGCTTTTGAGCAGGCGAGTTACCGAGTTCGTTTATTTCTTCTATTGCTGTATTTATACGTTCTTCCTGGTCGGGATATAGGGCTTTGATTTCATCCTGGTCTTTCCATTCCTTCTCTATCACGTATGCTGCGGATTCATTCAAATCGTACTCAGTAGCATTGCGGTCCACAGATACATCCCAGATACTTTTGCCCTCGATTATCGGCTGGCCGTTGATATTGCTGCCTTTGTCAATCCTTAGTTTAAGGTAGGATTCCGTATCGATTGCGCCTCGCATAAAAACCTGAACGTACACATAATCCGCATTGCTTATGTCCTGGATATGCTTGAGAATTTCCTTATGAACCTGAGCAACAACAGAAGAGCCGCCTCGCCGCGGTCTCACACTTATATCCTGCCTGGATTGCAAATACATCCCAAGCAGGCCTTTAATGACAGGCTTACAGCGATTGATTGTTATCGGTGTAACGCCGCGAGATTTATACACATTATATTCATCTTCAGTCCATTGGTGCTTGCCACCTCGGAAATAATCTTCGTAGATTTCAGCCCTGTCTTTTTGGTCGGTTGCGATGGTATGTTTGGAAGAATCGGATATAAATTGCCTGCATTTGGTTTCGATTTCCCAGGGCGTCAATTTTGTTTTGATTTCTTCACTCATCGTATTATTTTCCGTCAATGTTCTTTCTTTTATGAATAAATCGGTTTTTTCTTAAATTACCTTGAACGGGTCAAATCCCTATGTAGTCAGGAACACAATTCATAGCGCTTACTGTATTGATTAAGAGAGCATTTTCCGGCTGAACATTCTTACTGCCCCATACACCCATTACATAGCAGTCTGCATCGTCAGGCGAACGGCCTAATTCCTGCTTGATTTTGTCTTTCGGAATTATCAATAATCTGCCGGAATTTCCCTGGATGGTATATCTGCTCGCTACTACTAATTGCCGTCGCAGTTCACTGCTCTTGATTGGCCCAACCTCGTATTTTGCGATGAGTCTTGACACGTAATGGTAAGCCTCAGCCCGCTTGTTTGCAAATCTGATTGCCTCTTGCGTATCATTCTGCTCTGTTGCTTTGTGCGAGGACTTGAACTGCTGAACATGATAGCCGGCTTCATCCCGCATCAAAAGGCTCGCTATGCTCACATCATTAACCGTATCCACTATGAAATTCTTCGTTTCGATTTCCTGAGCAAGTAATTTGGCACTAATTGCTATCTCGTTCGGGTCATGCCGGTTGAGGATGTCTTTTTCCTTAATGACTTCGTTGTTTACCAAGGCCATGATTTTGCACACATCGCCGCCCCATGCAGGGTCTATTGAAACTATTTTGCGAGTCTCTTTGACGTATGATTCTGTATGCGTCGTGTAATAATCATTAAGGGCCTGTATCATCGCAGAAGTTATCAAGGTCATCTCTTCCTGCGTTACCCTGCTGCACTTGATCTCCTGGTCGTAATAGGCCTGCGGGATAAGGCCTTCTTTAACTTCCTGTTTCAGCCGGTTGATTTCTGAAGCCGGCAAAATCCCGGAGAACTCGCCGTCGAGCCTTGAAGCATACCAGTCCGGCCTTAATTTCGGAGCTACATCGCACTGTGGCAATGTTCCGCCCTCGCCGATGCAGCAAGCTATATCAAAAATACGTGTCGCGTGATTAATACCTTTAGGTGTGTACAAAAAGTTTGCCCATCGAAAGACTTTCTCCTTTTCTAAATGAGGCGGCAAAGGACCAGCTATGATAGGCGAGAAAATTTCTGTCCATACTTCTGGCTTGTGAAGCGAAAATTCGTCAAGGACCACGCCTATCGCATCGATTCCTCTCAACGAATCTGGATTGTCAGAGCCGCCAATTTTAAGTTGAGAATTATTTTTGAATGTTACAAGCATTTTTTGCTCGTTCGTCTCCCAAGGATACTCCCTCTTATCCGGCAGATAAGCCTTGAGCATATTAGGGTCATCCCAGACTATATTCCGAGCCATAACCTGCGTAGGAGCAATATATACGTATTTGGCGCTCGGAACCCGGCAGCATTCCCTAATTAGCAGATTGATTGCCCCAGTGGTCTTACGAGCCCGCCGATGCCATTCCTGAACGAAGAATTGCGGTCGCCTAATGCCAGCGTTCAATCTTGTATCAAACGCGCAAAACCAATGCCGCTGCCAATAATGTGCACGATTCGTAAATTTAGGAATCGGAACGGGCATCTGCATCACCATCGCCATTTGCCCGGATTGCGTCTGTGAATGAAACTATCTGAGGCTTGATAGGCTTTCCACCGCTGGTCAAATCGTGAGAATCCCGCCAACCTTTGTTCTTGAGCCAGAAAATTGAACCGACTGGCTGGCCCTCGTACAACCTTTCCTCATGCCTCTCCTCGATTCTCGCCACAGCCCTTTTTATCGGTAGGGAAAATTCATCATCCCGCTCAATATAATCCAGCAGTGAGCGCCGATCGGCAAATCCCAAAGCAAGAGCCAAACCACTCATTGTTGGTTTTTCTGTGTGTGTCTGCAAATACAACTCAATCGTTGATTCAGCTATTTCAACTGATTGCAATATTCCTGGCCGGCCGCCTGGATGTTTTTGCTTTTTCTCAACTTCTTTTT